GAACCAATTCCATAAAGTATTAGATACTTTCTTAAGATAGAGATTATCAAAAGTAATCACGACCTCCTCCTGCCGAGGACGACCAGGGTAGAAAACCCTATCATTTACACGATAAACTTCTATGTCCTCAACAGACATCCCTGTGTTCCCTACTTGCTTCGCAGCTAAAGTCAAAAATGGGTCACCACCCCCTTCGGCTACTCCAGCGGGAAGTTCAAACTCACACTCAAAGGAGTAGACCCTTACCGAGTTAAGTCCCTCTGATACCAGGGGCAATCCATCCCCATCAGCATTTATAGTCCTGTGTGCATCGTTACTATTAAAATATGTTGCATCTTTTGGCATTATTTACTCCTTAATTTCCTATCTGCGCTGATTGATTAGTTACGTTTATTTCAAACACTACAACCTCTGCTGTCTTTGTGGGTTTCAAGAGAACTTTACACCACAACTCATTTCTATCTACCCTTACCGCAGTATTTGTTGTTTCGTCACAAATTACCTTAAATTCTGTGATACCACGTTCTCTCTTTATTGAATCAAGAATAGGTGCTACCACAGTCTCAATCCTATCCCATGTAAATCTATCATTAGGCTCGAAAGCGAACTGTCTTGTAGAATTAACAACAGTATCTCGAATCTCAATAAGCAAACGTCTAATATTAATTCTGTTGGTTGCCTTATTTGATCTCAAGGCTGTCCTCTGTCCGAAGATAACAATTCCATCTTGAGCAAATTTAGTGATTGGATTAATTATATTTCCACCACTGTAGAGAGAGTCTCTATCACCTTGATTTAATGCAACTTCAACATCTACAGGCTTGGTTAAACGACCTCTAGCCAAGCCAGCAGGAGCAAACCATGGCTGGGCTACTCTATCTGTAGCTACCATTTGTCTTGCAGCGTAAATCTCGGGGGCGTACCACCTATCTTTACCATCAAAGACACTAAAGGTTTTAACCCAAGGCCAATGAACTGCGGCATAAGAACTATTAATGGCTGCTGCTCTATCAGTAGATTTGCCATTAGTCCAATCAATAGCATCAGAAGGTTTTCCAATAGCATATGGAGGAGATACAAGAGCTAAGAATTTTTGTGTGGTCTCAGCTTTAGTAATAAGAGCATTTTGTGCTCCATCAAGCTCAGAGAAATCAGGGATCAAGGCTATTCTAACGGGAACACCTTCATCGTCCAGAGCCTCTATGCCGCTCCTACCACCATCACTCTCAACCTGTCCTATTAAAGAAGTTTCTTTAGCAGCGGATTCAGTGGGAATACCACTATCACCACCAGCCAAGGAATAAGTACCTTGAACAGGCTTGATAAATCTTGGGTCGCACATCGAACTCACCATACCAGAACCGTCTGTTACAGCCATAGTGTTCACAGCCATCGCCCCAATACCAGTGGTTAAATCATAGAAGTTATCTATAGAAGTCACACTTGTTACCGCAGCATTTCCTTGGGCACTAGTATAGTATCCTACTATCTCTCTTGAGGTAGCATCTACATTAGTTTTTCCTATTGCAGTTTCCAAGAATACCGAGGAAGTAGCTCCTCCCTTAAAGGTCTCAGCCGCAGTACCATCAGTGTTAACCTGAATAACTACATTTGAATTACCATTGACATTCACCTCAACTGAAGTTCCTGACGTTGCCCCAGCGGGAGTGGTTCCTTCGTTGTATCCTGCTCCAGTATAGCGGGATCTGGTCCAGTAATACAGATCAGAGAATGTGCCCCCAGAGACCGTCACACTAGTTGCAGCCAATGCGTCTGTACTCCAATCTGAATGGCGTATTCCACTCAAATCCAAAGGTTGGAGTCCTTTCACCCCAGTCCAATTAGTATCATCATCAGTCGCTTCCATAGTAATGGTCATGGTAGTACCAGAACCAGCTATGGGGTTAACGATAAAAGCAGAGGCATCTGCATCAGTACCAAAGGCTCCTATCCTATCTGCATCCAAAGAGCCCCCTAAAACTTTTCTTAAGGCATCAATGGACCTGCCTCCATTAGCATAAGTCTGGGATATTGTTCCCGATGGGACGCTATACACTTTAGAATTTAATACTTGAGTTCTGGTGTTATCATAGGTAGTAACTGTAAACCTATAATTCCAACTTCCTCCATTATCGAGACCTATCCAACCACCAGAGGGTGAAGCAGAAACACCTACAGCAGGACAAACTCCCATAGGTATAGCAGCAGAAGCTTCTGCTGCGGACGTTGCAGCACACCTAACAAAATACGTGCTATTGGTTGCTTCTAATATTTCAAGAGCACCTTCTAACGCTTGTCCTGCTAGGTCCTCACTTGGGTTACCAAATGTAGAAACTAACTGCTCTTGGCTAGTAATTAGGGTAGCCTTATCCCCACTCTTTCCCGCCACTGGTCCTTTTGAAGCAAACCCAATTATCCCCACCACAGAAGAGTTGGACCCTGCGGGATAGTCTGATATGTCAACCTCGGTGAAATAGGCACCTGGACTTAGATACTTAGCCATTTAATGTTCTCCCTAATTAATACTTATCAATCTTCTTTTATGTAAATTAAGCAATCTTTCTGTTATAACAGAAGCAGGAACCTCCACAGACGCTCCTGGAGTTAATTTTATTGTTTGATTTCTACCCGTAGGCACAGGCCACGTTTGTAGACTTACATTTCTAACAGTTTTCATAGAAATTTTAGGGACAGAGGCTGGCACTTCCGTCACTGTCTTAACCTTCTTTTTCTTTATACTCTTTTTAGAAACCATAATTTATACCTGTGTCGTAACCTCTAAATATATTTAGGTAATAAATACAAACAATTTTAATTTATTTTTGTATAAGACTCAGTTTCTGATATGTTTATTGAGCTAGTATCAATAGTTTCATCAAGTACCGAAGTCTTATTTTCCGTTATTACTTCTACCTCAGTGTTAAACTCTGTGATTTCTCCTGTAGAAGTTATTAAATACTTAGGATATGGAATATATCCCTCCACTGAGAGATCAAATCTTCGTCTAATGATTCTATCTTCTCTGTCGCCGACCACAGTAACAGAATCGTTCTCTTCTCCTGTTATAAATGCCATTGTAGAATTAGTATATTTTGTAATCATAGTTAAATTAGGATTTAATAATAACCTAATTTGTTCTACAAGCTGATCCATATCTTCGTTATACTTAGTCCACATATTTACTTCATAAGATATTGTAATAGCTTTGGGGGCTAAACTTATAACTCTAAGAGCCCTTTTTCTTTTAGTATCCCAATAAGTTTCATTAACTAGTAAATCTTTTATTCTTCTACGATCTGTATCCTCATCGCTCACGGTCTGTGCTACCGTTACAAGGGGGAGAATTATGTTATTTTCTTGAAACATTTTTGCAACTGCTCTCTCTGCGGTTGCATTCACACATGGAACATCTATAAGTTCATTTTGAGGATCTCGTATCTTAAAACCAGAAAACGAAGCAAGCATAAATCTTAAATTTTCTTTATAGGCCGATGATATAAGGTGTTGAGGTTGTATTTTATCGCTCAATAATCCCCTTATCCAATCCCTAGTCTTCCACCTCATTATCTATCTCCGTATGGATTATTCAGATCTTCTCTAGTAGAAAGAGGACTATTAGGAACCACTGTTTCGGCATTCATAGCAGAAATATTCTCTGTTCTCTTTGTGAGAGGTTCTTTAACAACATCAGAAAAATCTCTAAGAACTCGGGCAGCGCATACTAAGTGATAAACTCCATAAATTTCAAAACTCTCCTCCTGAACCTCTATAATCTCGTACTTTACATTTTGAAATTTAGGTTTTACTACATCGTGAGGTATTGGAGTACGACCCAAAACTGTTTCTATACTACTCTTATTAAAAGTAAATAGCTGATCATTGCTTAATTCTATACCAAACTGGGTTAGGTTCTCTTCAATAGGAGATGGATTATAATGACCAAATACTACTATTGGTTCTGAGTGTAGGGTTTTCATCCTCTCCTCCATGTAGATAGGATCTATAGTTCCATCACTCTGAAAATACTTATAATATAAAATTTTAGATCCTGCTAACCGAATTTGCTCTTCATCAATGAGATTATGGAGACCTAGATCGGGATTTTGAGGATCAAACAGACTTAGTTCTGTTGAGTCCTCTATAGTAGGCAGCGGGGGCATTTTTACCCCAACTTTAAATCTATTATCCTTATTCATTAGAATGCCGTGAACACTGGTGGCTCTTCGATCTCAGAAACCAATTCTTCTATCAGTAATTGTTTTTCTTCTTTACTTTGCATAAGTAAAGCTTCCCCATTTAACTGAGATCCACCTCCTGGAGAAGGGAGAATTGCATACTTCCCTCTAATTTGCCCTAAAACACCTTTAACTGCTGCGAGAGTGTACCTCTGCAACCAATTCCTGTAAGCAGGATGTATTGTATTTGAGTTTATTGCTCTGTATTCTATAATAACTGTTTGTGGAGTTGTGACAGGTGCGGGGGATAACAATAAATATCTTCCATCTACAACATTAAAGGAACCTTCTTGACCTAATATTTTTCTTGTCATTTCAAGGTTCTGTTGCAGAAGATAAAAGTCTGCTACACCAAAATTTTGAAATAAGAAGTTATCCTGAAAATACTTTATAAAAAAGTCAAATTCTAGAGTACCTGCTTGAGACTGTATAGAAAGCAAAGTCTTTTTGTATACAACATAGGTTAAGTTATCCAACATGTATTGGGGGAGTTCATACATATTTGTCCCTGCGGAGGCATCAAAGGCAGCTATCTGTTTCGTCCATAGCGGAGCATGATAATTCAATCTTGTAATTGCTTCATCCATACATGTTCTTATTTGATAAGGAGTAACTTCTATTCTTACTACTGGGTGTCCTAATTGAGCTAGGGCATAATCAGCTAGAGTTTGTTCAAAATCCGTATACTCTTCTAAAGAACTCTCAGTACCTGTATTTAATTTATCTCTATCAATACTAGTAAGTATTACGCCCTTGTCTATATGAGCCCCAATTGGAGATGCTAATGTATTACCAAATGTAGCAAGACGGGGTACTTTCGCAGGTGGTGTTGCTTGTGCCATAATTAACCTCTAAACTATATACCTAAAAAATAAGAGGGACCCGAGAAAATTCTCAGATCCCTCTAAAAGTTTAGGCTTGATTACTATTAATCAGCTTGGTTCAAGGCTGACGAGCCACCACCCTTACCGAACGGATTGAACAGGCAATTAGCACCTGCTCCAACCACTCGAATGATTCTGTAGAATCTGTAGTAAGGACCCACTGCTGCTTTACCGTAGCGAGTCAGAATGCCCTTTCTGGGCTGGAAGTCCGAAGGATCAGTGATTGTTGGCATGGACTGGAGTGGGATATATGGAGCATATACATAACCACTATCCATAGCGTTATCACCCTTATAGCCGATCATAATCTCATCTTCTGGGTACATCGGATCGACCCACAGATCGTAACGACCCATGAACTTACCTCTGTAAGAAATTTGATTACGTCCGATATTAGTTGGACCATCACCAGGAGCAATACCACCTTCAAGCTTCGCTGCCGATTCCAGCATGGAAGCAATCAGAGGTGATGTAATAAGCCAGTTACCAGGACCACGGAATGTAGTTCTGTAGATATCCTGCGAAGCGAAGTTAATTATCGAAAGCAGATTAGCATATACGTGGCCGACATGCTGTGGTGCCGCACCAAACTGACTGTCAGTCCTTGAGAGATCAACGAGCCACACGTTAGAGTTAGTACCTTGATCAGGACCATCCCCTACGCCTATGCCCGCATTAGCAAAATCATACAAGAATGCGGAAGGAGTAAACTCTGTAGAATTTACCGTGCCAGCGTTCGCTGTGGGATGATGCGGCCCCTGCGCCTGGAAATTATTAGTGTTTCCACCACCAGTAAGGGATCCGACATTCCAACCAGTGTGACCATTAGGATCATACGCAATCATACGAAGATCTTCAATAATCTCACGGTCAATCTCAAGAGCAATTTCCTTTGAGAGAAG